TGGAAAAAAGATGTACCAGCATTACAACATGTTATTCAAAGTTACGATACTGCATTCAGTGCAAAAGAAACTGCAGACTATTCTGCTATTACTACGTGGGGAGTATTCTATCCTGAAGAAGGTGGAGCTGCTAACTTAATGTTGTTAGATGCAATGAAAGGTAAATTTGATTTTCCTGAATTAAAAAATATGGCATTTGAACAATATAAATTTTGGGAACCTGAATCAGTTATCATTGAGGCTAAAGCATCAGGGGAACCTCTTATGCATGAGTTTAGAAGAATGGGTATACCAGTAATTCCTTTTGTTCCTAGCAAAGGAAAAGATAAACATACCAGAGTAAATGCTACAGCCCCTCTATTTGAATCAGGGTCCATATGGTATCCAGAGGGAGAACGTTTTGCGGATGAGGTTATTGAGGAATGTGCCGCCTTTCCTCATGGTCAACATGATGACTATGTTGATAGTACTACCCAAGCCGTGTTAAGATACAGGCAAGGTAACTTCTTTGATGTCACATCCGACTACAAGGAAGACCAATACAATTATAAAAAAGAGTATAAATACTATTAGGAGATTTATGGAAGACATTAAAAAATTATCAGGTGCAGCAGTAACTGAAAAAGAATTAGAAAAATTAGAAAAAATAATCGGAGCTAGTGAAAAAGCAAAATCTATTTCAGGAGCAGCAATGTCTGAAAAAGAATTCGAAGATTTAAAAAAAGGAATGAAAAAAGGCGGAATGACTAAGGGTCAAAAGAAAATCTCTAAAGTCATGAGAGAGTTTAAAGCAAACAAACTTAAATCTTCTTCTGGACAAAAAGTTACGAATCCAAAGCAAGCTATTGCTATTGCCTTATCAGAAGCAGGCCAATCTAAGAAAATGAAAAAAGCTAAAGGTGGCGCTTTCATAACTAAAGGCGGAGACTACATTAAGGATTTATTATAATGGCTGGAACTAATTCAAATAGAAAAGGAATTGAGATAGGTGGAATTAAAGATACTTCTATTGGGGAAATAACTGGAAGCATATCTAAAGGCACTACATCATTTGACTCTAGCCAAGGACCAATTCCAAATTCTAAAGACACAACAGTTAATGTAGGTATTAATAGAGAAGAAGGAAGTTTAAATATATCTGCATCTAAAAGCAAACAAGGCGATAGTAAACATAGAGGAGTTAATATTTCTATTATGAAACGCTTTGGTACTGGTGGTACAGTTATAGGAAAAGGCAAAGATTACATCAAAGATTTATTATAATGGCTGAAAAAGAAAAAAAGACTTCCGATAAAATTATGGACGCCTTTGGTGTACTAGGAAAATTTGATCCTTTTAAAACATATAAATACTACAGAGACATGGCTGAATACGATAAAGAACAAAAAGAAGTTAAAAAAGAAAGTAAAGCAACAGGCGGTTTTATTGTAGGTAAAGGCAAAGACTATCTCAAAGATCTACTATAAGTATAGTTCTTAATTGGTTTGCATGTTAATATAATAACTGTTATAACAAATTAAGGAGAATAACCATGGCAAGTAAAAAATTTAAAAACATAGCAAAAATTGCTGCTGGACTAGGAGCTGCATACGCATTATCTAAAATGGGTAAAGCAGATTCTTTTGACGGTACCGAAGGAACGTTTGAACAAACTGAATCGTTCAAAGGAACAATGGCTCCATCAAGATCAGGAAGTATGGATGGAACTGAAGGAGATATGCCAGCTGTAGCGTCACCAAAAAGAGGAAGTGTAGAAGCATTTAGAAAAGCTGAATCTGAAAGAAAATCTAGAATTGAATCGTTAAAAAGTGGTCCTGTTGCACGAGACAGATCTGCATTCAACGCAAAAGTAAAAGCAATTAACGAAGCAAGAACTGGAATGAAAAATCCAAGATACAAAAAAGGTGGATCGGTTCACGTTAAAACAAAAATAGGATATAGTAAACCAACTAAGATTTGCTAATATGGCTGAAGTCGACAACAACAATGAACTTCCTATGGAAGAAGTTCAAGCGGAAGAAGTTGACGTAGAGTTACCTGAAGAAGAGCAAGATCAAATTGAAGAATTAGGTCAGGCGATTGATGAGCAAGTAGCTTTCTATGATAACTTAGCTGAAGATATGGATGAGCGTACGCTTGCCCGTATTGCTTCTCAGTTGTTAGACGATTACCGTAAAGACAAAGTATCTAGAGCCGATTGGGAAAAAACATATACTCAAGGTTTAGAATTATTAGGTTTCAAATATAACGATCAAACTCGTCCGTTTTCTGGAGCATCAGGTGTAACCCATCCGTTGTTAGCAGAAGCGGTAACACAATTCCAAGCGCAAGCTTATAAAGAACTACTACCTAGTGATGGCCCCGTACGTACGCAAGTCGTTGGGGCTGAAACTCCAGAAGTAAAACAACAAGCAGAACGTGTAGAAGATTTCATGAACTACATGTTGATGGAAAAAATGGAAGAGTACACTCCTGATTTTGATCAATTATTATTTTATTTACCATTAGCAGGATCTGCATTTAAGAAAATTTACTATGATGAATTAAAACAAAGAGCTATTTCTAAATTTGTACCAGCAGAAGATTTAATTGTTCCTTATTACGCAACTGATTTAATGGATTGCGAACGAATCACTCATGTAGTGAAGATGAATGAGAATGATGTTTTAAAAAAACAGAAAGCTGGATTCTATAGAGATGTAGAATTATTACAAAAATCTACACAACAAAATAGTATTCAAGATAAATTAAACGAATTAGAAGGTGTGAAACCAAGTGGTGATAAAGAATATCAATTAAATATTCTAGAGATGCACGTAGATTTAAGTTTAGAAGAGTTTGAAAAAGACGGAATGCCACGACCTGATGAAAAAGAAATCAAAGTTCCTTACATTATTACCATTGATGAAGGCTCTCAAGAGATTTTATCTATCTATCGTAACTATGCACCTGATGATGAATTGAAAAAACGTAAAGAATATTTTGTACATTTCAAATTTTTACCAGGATTAGGTTTTTATGGTTTTGGATTAATCCATATGATTGGTGGATTATCACGATCCGCTACTACTGCACTACGACAATTGTTAGATGCAGGTACATTGGCTAACTTACCAGCGGGATTCAAGAGCCGTGGTATCAGAATCAGGGATGATGACCAACCATTTCAGCCAGGTGAGTTCAGAGATGTAGATGCACCAGGCGGAAATATTAGAGATCAGTTCCAAATTTTACCGTTTAAAGAGCCGAGTCAAACATTATTTCAATTAATGGGCTTCTGTGTACAAGCAGGACAACGATTTGCTGCTATTGCGGACATGCAATTAGGTGAAGATGCACAAAATAGAGCCGTGGGCACTACGATTGCACTCTTAGAACGTGGTTCGAGAGTCATGAGTGCTATTCACAAGCGATGTTACTACGCAATGCGACAAGAATTTAGATTATTAGCAAAAGTATTTGCAGATTACTTACCTCCTGTGTATCCTTACTCGGTATATAACGCAGATCGTGCAGTTAAAGTTGCGGATTTTGATGATAGAGTAGATGTGATACCAGTAGCAGACCCTAATATCATGAGTATGGCACAACGAGTGACACTTGCGAATGAAAATTTAAAGATTGCTATGTCTGCACCACAAATGCACAACTTACGAGAAGCATATTCTAGAGTATATGAAGCATTAGGAACGAAGAACATAGATTCTTTACTTCTTCCAGAGAAACAACCTGTACCTGAAGATCCAGGAACCGAGAACGCTAAGGCGTTAAAGATGGAATTGCTACAAGCTTATCCCGATCAGGATCACGAAGCACACATCACGGCTCACGGAACTTTCATTCAATCACGAATGGTACAGATGAACCCAATGGTGTACGCATTATTACAAGGACACATCAGTGATCACATTGCAATGCAGGCTCATGGAGAAGTAGGAGCATTAGTTCAACAAGATCCTAATTTACAAATGACACAACAACAAGATCCAGATGGATTTAGAGTATTATTTAATTCTATGGTTGCAAAACGAGTAGCAGAATTAACACAAAACTTAGTAGCAGCAGAAGGTGGACCACAACAAGATCCATTAGTAGCTTTGAAACAAAGAGAACTAGATTTAAAAGCATTAGATATTCAACGAAGAGCACAAGAATCTATGGATGATCTGATGAGAAAAGAAGGTGAGTTTGATGAGAAGTTAGATGTAGAGAAAATGAAATTAGAACAACAAGAAGAACAAGCGGCTGCTAGAATTAGAGTAGCACAGGAGAAAATCAATGTCGCGAGAGAAAAAAACAGGCAAAACCAAAAAGGTAAGTAAACGCTTAACGAAAACAACACCTCCTAAAAAGGGGCCTAACCCTCAAGGTATATACGCACCCTTAAAACCAGAGTATTATTTGTAATATGGAAAAAAATATTAAACCAAAGAAAAAACCTAAATACATGACCGATCAACTTCTAGAAGGAAGAGATCTAGAACGAGAATTACAAGAGCCTTCTATGCAAGGTCCTTATAAACCATTTGAAGATAAGGAACCAGTTACTTTTAATGAAGGTGGAATGTGTAGAGGTACAGGACAAGCGATTACAGGAAAAGGTTTTAAAGGAGTATTCTAAATGCTTGCAGCATTAGGGACGATTGCACCTTTAGCAAAGATGCTTTTTTCTACTGTAGATAAAGCTATTCCCGATAAAGATCTTGCCGAAAAATTAAAAGCTCAACTTAACACTCAATTACTACAATCATCCACAGAAGAATTAAAAGCAGCAGCTTCTATCGTAGAAGCAGAAGCTAAGTCTCATTGGTTTGTAGCTAGTTGGAGACCTTTGCTAATGTACGTATTAATTTTTATATTAGTATGGAATTATATTTTAGGTCCTGTGATAAAAGTATTTACTGGAACTATTATTACCTTTGAATTACCAGGAGATGTTTGGACATTATTAAATGTTGGATTAGGTGGTTATGTAGTAGGAAGATCTGGAGAAAGTATTGCTAGAACACTAGCTAATAAATCAAAAGAATAATGCCTAGACGTACCAAACACAATATTGAATCAAATTGTGTAGTATTTGATGATTATTGCCATGACGAAACTAATAACAAGGAAGCTACTTACAAAGAAATATATAAATATGAAACTAATTTAATGTTGGACTTTTTTAATAAAATTAAGTATACCGTTAAATTATGGAAGAAACATTTAAGTATTTAATTTATTATGAAGGAAAACCTATACATTTTAATATTGGAAGTAAAAAAATTATTACTTATAGGGATGTCTTTTCTTTTAAGGATAAAGAGTGTAATACTAGAGAAATTAAAAACTATATTAAAGAATGGGCATATAATAAAACATTAACAAAAGGAAAATAATATGAACATACTAATAAAAATAAAAGATGCAATTATTTGGGTAGCTTGTACAGTACTTAATATATTGCGATGGATGATTTGTAAGATATTTAAAATCATTCCATGTAAATGTAGTCACAACTGTAACTGTAAAAAGGAGAACAACTAATGAAAAAGAAAAACATAAAAGAATACGGTGGAAAAGAAACATATAAATCTAAATCCGCTATGATGAAGCATGAAAAATCAGAATCTAAATCTATGGAGAAAAAAGAAAAAATGCACAGAATGCCAAACGGTAAAATGATGAAAGGTGCAAAACATAAAGGTAAAAAATAATGAAAGAAGGATATCATAAAACAAAAAAAGGAACCATGGCTAAAAAAGGTCTTTGGTATAACATCCAACAAAAGAAAAAAAGAATAGCTGCAGGCTCAGGAGAGAAGATGAGGAAACCTGGAACTAAAGGTGCTCCTACCGCAAAAGCTATTAAAAAATCACAAAAATAATAATGAAAAAATTTTTTAAAAAATTAGTAAATAAAATATTTGGCAGACGTTGCACTTGTGGCAGATGTCGTTGTGGTTATTAAAGACTTCCCTAATAAGAAAAAATAGTATAGAAAGCTACTATGATTCAAGGAGATAGTAGCGAATACGATTTATTAGAAGGTGCTTGTAAATTAGTACCTTGGGCCGAGGTTCTATCTGCTGAAATCGGAGTACGCCAAGGACAAGGGTCTAAGATTATCTTAGATAGTTTTAAAGATAAAAAACATTGGCATATTGGTATAGATCCTTATGGCAATTTAAATTACCAACATTACGATACCAGTAGTACTTATACGTGTGACTATACCAACAGTATGAAGTTACAGTTATTAAAAGATTTACCATACGAACATTTTACTTTGTACTCTATAGGAGACGATGAATTTATGAAACGTTTTCAAGATGGTGTACCTGTATATAGAGACAAAAAAGAAATTATTAATACCTATGATTTAGTTCATTTTGATGGACCTCATAAAACGATAGACGTGATTAGAGAAACTTTGTTCTTCGGTGATAGAGCAAGAATAGGTTCGGTATTCGTGTATGATGATTATCCTAAATTTGATATGAATATTATTGGTAATATATTAATTAATTACTTAGGTTTTATTCCTGTACTTAAAGGGGATAATAAGATAGCTTTACAAAAGAAAAAAGATGCTTGATTTAGGAACATTAGACCAAGTTAAACACTACATTAAAAAGCAAATAGAACAGACTAAAGAGCATATTTGCTATGGTGTAGACACAGTCGATAAACTCCATTACTCTAGAGGGAAACTCAATGCCCTAGAGGTATTGCTACAGGATCTAAAAGACCTGCAGAAGAACATGGAGAATGTCGATGACGATAGTAACACCTGATACGTCCTTAATAGGCGTGTCAAAAGAAAAACCCGCACCCGAATCTAGGGAGCAGGAAATACCTACGGATCCAGAAGGTATACAAAAATATTTGGATGTAATTCCCAAACCAGTTGGATATAGACTTTTAGTTAGACCTTATTCAGGGCCTAAAAAAACTAAAGGTGGAATTTTACTCACGGATAATGTTAGTGAAACTATTCAAATGACGACCGTAGTTGGTTTAGTCGTTGCATTAGGAGATCTTTGTTATTCAGATAAAAGTAGATTTCCCAATGGAGCTTGGTGCAAAGAAGGTCAGTTTGTAATCTACGGAAGATACGCTGGCTCTCGTTTCAAAACAAAATATGGTGAACACCGTATTTTAAATGATGACGAAATTATTGCTACTATCGCAAAACCTGAAGACATACTTCATTTATATTAAATAGGAGAACCAAACAATGGCAGACGAAAAAGAACTATCTAAGATTCAACCACAGGTTGAACTAGATATGGACGATGCAAAAGAGCAAGAAGTCCAATTAGAGACCAAAGAGGAAACAAAAAAAGAACCTAACCTACATGTAGGTGAAGTTGATTTAGGATATACCTCTCATGGTAAACAAGACAAACAGGAAAAAATTGAAGTAGAAGAAGAAACAGATAGACCTACTCCAACTAATCCTAACCCAAAAGTTGAAACTAAAAAAGAAGAAGAATCTGACGACTTAACTCAAATATCAGAATCAGTTCAAAAAAGAATTGATAAATTAACAAGACGGTATAGAGAAGCAGAACGTAGAGAACAAGCTGCATTAGAGTTTGCTAGAGGTCTTCATAAAAAATATGAAACATCGGAAAAGAAATTAGATAATGCAGATGAACAGTATTTGAAAGAATTTGATGCAAGAGTAGATGCACAAAGAGAACAAGTACGAATCAAATTAAAATCTGCAATTGAAGCTAATGATCCAGATGCAATTATGCAAGCGAACGATGAGTTGACACAACTTGCTGTTCAAAAAGAAAAAGCTAAATTGCAAATGGCTGATCGTGCAGAACGATTAAGACAGCTAGAAGAGCAGAAAAAAATACAAGCTTCTGAGATACAGGAACAGCAAAAAGCTAAGCCTGTGGCTCCAGAACCTAGTCAAAAAGCTAAGTCCTGGGCTCAAAAGAATACTTGGTTTGGTAATGATAAAATCATGACCAATGCCGCTTTCACCATCCATGAAGATCTAGTGGGTATGGGTGTTGATGTTGAAAGTGAAGAGTATTATAATGAAATAGATAAACGAATGAAGGAAAATTTCCCTCATAAGTTTTCTATACAACAAGAGCAACGAAGAGAACCCGTCCAACAAGTTGCTAGTGCTGGAAGACAACAGCAAGGACGCAGAACTGTGAGACTCACCAAATCACAGGTGGCTATAGCCAAAAAATTAGGGGTGCCACTAGAAGAATACGCTAAATACGTGAAGGAGGTACAATAGTATGAGCGACAATAAGTTAGTTAAGACTTCACGCGCGTCAGAAGAACATAAAGAGGTTAGAAGAAAACCTTGGACGCCACCATCAGCTCTGGACGCACCGCCTGCGCCAGTCGGCATGGTCCACAGATGGATCAGAGTCGAGTCTATGGGTTTCCAAGATACTGCAAACGTATCTAAGAAACTTAGAGAAGGTTGGGAATTTGTAAGAGCCGAAGAAATTAAAAATGCTATCGGTGATCACGGATACCCAGTTATTCGAGACGGACAATACGCAGGTTTGATCGGGGTTGCTGGCCTTGTGTTGGCAAGGATACCTGAAGAAATTGTGCAATCGCGCGCTGAGTATTTTAGTAAAATTACTCAGGACAAAATGGAAGCGGTTGATCATGATGTCATGAAGGAACAACGACCTGAGATGCCGATTAATATTAATCGACAATCTCGTGTATCTTTTGGTGGTGGAAGTAAGTCCTAATTTTGTGACGATAACCATCCCAAAAACAAACTGAAACAAATATAAAAAGGAGTACTAACAATATGGCTAACGTAGCTGAAAAATATGGTCTTAGACCAGTAAGAAAGTTAGATGGCTCTCCGTTTATAAATGCTCAGAACAGATACAGAATTAAAGCAGGTTACGGCACTGCGATATTTCAAGGGGATTTGGTAATACCAACTTCTACAGGATATATCCAAAGAGCTACTGCTAATACTTCTGCAGCTGTTGTTGGAGTGTTTAATGGAGTGTTCTACAACGATCCGACTACTCAGAAACCAACTTGGAAGAACTACTACCCTGGTGGAATTACACCGACTCAAGGCGATATTATCGCTTCAGTCATTGATGATCCAGAAGTAGTTTATTCAATTGATTCTGATGGAGCATTCGCTGTAGCAGACATCTTTAAGAACTTTTCAATCACTAACGTGACTGGAAATGTTCAAACAGGTATATCAAAAGTTCAATTAGATTACTCTGTATCAGGAGTTGCAAATACATTTGTAATTCAAGCTATCGATATCTCTCAAGATATCGCTAACGATACAGCAGGTTCTGTGAATGCTGATGTTCTTGTAAGAATCAACAATCATTTCTACTCTTATGGTAGAGATGGTGTAGGCTTATAATAGGAGAATAAATAATGGCTATATCACGATCACAACTAGTTAAAGAACTAGAGCCAGGATTGAATGCACTATTCGGCCTGGAATATAACAGATATGACAATGAACATGCAGAAATCTTCATGACTGAGTCATCTGACAGAGCTTTCGAAGAGGAAGTAATGCTAACAGGTTTTGGTGCTGCGGCAGTAAAATCTGAAGGTGCAATGGTTAATTTTGACCAAGCATCTGAAGCTTACACTTCTAGATACACTCATAATACAGTAGCACTTGCTTTTGCTA